GGGGGGGGGTAGGGGGGTAGGGGTGCGGCGAGGGTTTTATACCAAACGGTTTTTTAACGCGCAAAAAAATGCCCGCACTAGGCGGGCATTTTGTACTGGTTGGTTTACTTTGTTGGCTGTGGCTGTACTACCAGTTCAACGTATGGTGTGCCCCACGTTGCACTGCTAGGGCTATACCCGCCTTGCAACATTGCCATAAGGCAGACAGGCTTCTTGCTGCTGTGACCTAGAGGCTTCGCAGCTGCTAGGATAGCTGCTAGGCTAGTGTTGCCGTCCACACCCTGCAGGAGCCAGTCCTGTATAGTTTGACGAACACCGCCTGCCTTGCCGTTATAGCCAAACGGGACAGGGCTGCTAGTGCCTACCTGAACATTCGCAAGAGGCTTGACTGCGACATTGTGTAGGTTGCCGCCTGCCTCAGCGTTGACCCATGTCCACAGTTGAGCGTAGGTAACATCCTTGCCGCCTGTGAATACTGCTGTCTTAACAGTAGCTGGAGTAGTAGTCTTTGTTGCTGTTTTTGCTTTAGTCATTTTTGTATTCCTTATGTTGTGTGTGATTGTGGCCTTGTTTGCTGACCACGGAGTAATAGTAGCATTTTAGTGAACTATTGCAACCGTTCTAGCGAACTAATTTTTTGAGGATTTTATAGCATATACAGACACCACCTGTCAGTGTCTGTGGCTTTCTAACTTCTCCTCTGTTGAGATGGGAATGGGAATGGTTTATCTTAAGGCAGCAGCCACCAGTAACGCGACTGCCGTCAGTACAAAGAAAATACCTAGGAGCGCCATGTTACCATCAGCCCTCCAGCTACCATGAGTAGACAACCCTGCATACCGATGAGTGCTACCCAGAAGAGCTCTTGAGCTTCGGCTGCGGACATCGCGACGAGTAACCCAAGAATGAAGAGGAACATACCTATGTTGTTTAAGATTCGCATACCTTTCTCCGTATGTAGTGTTGTTGTGCAAGTGTAGTATGCCAAGCCGACACTGGGTGAGCTAGTCTTGTTTGTTCAACAATACTCCGTAGAGAATGATTGATGATGACACCGAGATTGATTGATAGTGATAGGTAGGGGGGAAGTCCTCCGGAATCATCAATACTTTTCCTTTCTCTAGGAATGGGAGAAAAGAAAGGGAGCCGAAGCTCCCTGTCCTGTGGTTAGTAGTCTGTCTGACTATCTGCAATAGAGTTTAATAAGACTTGGTCAGCTTGCGATAGCAAATGCCAGTACAGAGTTATGGATGAACGACCGTCTGCTTCTAAGCGCCCGACGTCTTCAAACTCCTCAAGCGGCTCTTGCATTGGGACAATGTCATTCCATAGTGTGCTGTACAGATGCTCGGGAACACCGTCCATGCACTCCGCGATTTCATCGGCTCGCCAATACTTAAAGATGTCATTTGGTTTGATCATAGCTTTGTCCTCTTTCTGTAGGTTTGATTGCTATTGGGTACTACAAAGCCAGTATGCCAATAGACTTTTTGTGAAACAACCCACCAGAGAAAGAAAGATATTGATTACTTATGTATATGTATACATAAGTAAAAGTCATCCTCAATCCTCCTCTTCTCGGGAATGGGATGGGAGAGGATGGGATGGGAATGGGAAGTCCTCAATATTCATCTTTTTCGCAAGTCAAAAAAGAGGGAGCCGAAGCTCCCTAATCACACACGTACTACTCAAGGGGAGGTCAGGTTAACCCTGAACCACCAGTTTGACAAACGGTGTCCCCCAATACTTGCTAGACGGGGAGTAGCCACCGTGCATGAGCGCGTGGAGGCAGACAGGCTTTTTGCGCGAGTGCCCAAGCGGAGCAGCCTTATTGAGCGCAGCCTTAAGGCTACGGTCACCGTCCACGCCACGGAGCATCCAATCCTGTATGGTTTGCCGTACACCTCCGGCGCGACCACCATAGCCGAACGGCACGGGTGACGTGCTGCCCAGATCCACGTTATCCAGTGGAACAATCTTCACGTTGGCCTCGTTACCACCGGCATGCTCTTGGACAAACTTCCAGATGTCACCGTATGAAAGCTCTTCACCGGTGAGACAGAGCTCAGCCACTTTGACCTCGGCCTTCGCGACTGGTGCTTTCTTTACTGCTTTCTTAGCTGATGTAGCCATTTTCCTATCTCCTTTCTATGAGAAATGATTGGTCCTACATAACCCCTTGGTTACGGTATTCACTATACTCTCATTAGTTATCATTGCCAGTCTTTTTGCATCCTTCTTAATCGGTCAAGATTGACGTCATCATCAATCCTCCTCGTACACACACACCATAGTTCGTCATCAATCATCCTCTTTCTTCTTAGAATGGGATGGGATGGGATGGGATTGAAAATGAATGATGAGGACAAAGGATGATAGAAGAAGAGTGGACCACGCATCACGGCTGAGGTATCATGGCTCATGCTCTTTCTTCCTCGCATGGGCGATAATAAAATCAAGCAGGCCGGTCCAATCATATGGCCTCCCCGTTTCCCAATCCGGGGTCAACGCCTCACGGTCCTTCGTTCCCTCAGCTAGCTCAATTGACCTCGATCCCCCAAATAATTTGAGGGAGGAGGAGGAAGGATGACCAACAAGGTTCCAGACACTACCCCCTTGATTTGAATACTGGACCTGCCATGCGATTTGGTGCGGTCTCAGGTCGACTTTCCTTAAGACCTTTAACTGACTGACTTTTAGCTCAATCCAAAAGGAAGTACCATCCTTCACTCCGTGAACATCAGGTACTCCGGGAGTAGCCCAAGTCTCAAGGCGTGTCCAAAACACGCCCGAGGCTTTAGTTCCCTGTTTTAACTTACTCCATAACTGGGACTCAGGTTTAGACATCCGCCCCTCCGTGGCCGACTACCGCTTGCAGTTGCTCTTGGCACGATTCACACGGGGTTTTATCCTCGTTTTCGATGTGTTTCGCGTAGTTATTGCCGAGCATCGGCTTACCGCACAGGGTTTGTCCCTTACCCGCGATATTCCAGTGTTGCTGCCCAAGACGTTTTGTCCATTCATCAATCCGCATAAAGCACCTCCATCAATTGGTGTGGTTGTGTTTCAAATGAGGTTAGCCCTCTGGTCTATCAACTAACAAGTATGTGGCTTCTGGTGGCAGGAATATAGTTCCTATAGCGTCCAGTGAATCAAACACAACAACGTCACCGTACACTGTCCTTCCACCCTTGGGATAGAAACACACCACAACGTGTTTACTAAAATCTACTTCGGCTACTTCAGATTTATCTATATCCATTTTTCCTTCTCCTGTATCAATTGGTGTGGTTGTGTTTCAAAAGTAACCCAGTCACCGCAGGCTACCGATCTAGCACCTACGGTCACTGGTAGCGTCTTAGCGTATTCAATAAACCGACCTAAGCGCTCCTCCTCGAACAACTCATGCAACTTGTCATGCTGCTCGCAATGGCAATACGCGACTGCCCACAGGGTACCCATCACAGGCATAAACGACACTTGGTCGTCACCTGCTAGGTTAAATACTTCAATCATGACCTATCTCTTGGAATACTGTCTATGGCTAGCAGCCCATCTGCTACCCACTCTTCTGGATGGTCAGACCACTCTTGCAGGAAACCTGCTTGCCATGCCATGTCGGGGTCTACTACGCCTGTGTTACAAGGGTAGTCCCTGTTGCCGTCATCCATTAGGGCATTGCATCCTAGCTGTGCAAAGAGCTTGGCGCGATTTTTGTAATCGCCAAACTCGTGTAGGGTGTCATGCTCCCAAGGTTCTCCACAAAACTTACAATGTATATCCATGTCGCAACTCCTTTCTATGAGTTAGTGAGCGTACCTGCTTGGTACATTACAATAGTGCGCCACGACACCAACCCCGAGCAACTCTTGTTTAGTCTTCTTGTGTCGTCTCGCCTTCGATCACTAGATTACCTTGCGCAATCGCCTGTAGGGCAGGGAAATCTTCTTGGAGTTTCTGTATTTCCTTAAGGACTTCTTCCTTGCTCATCTGGTCAATGCGCCCGTGCAAGATTTCTTTGCGGTCTATGTACAATCCTGCTGCTTGGCCTCTGGACTTTTCCGCAGCGACAGCCGCAGCGAAATTGCTACCACTGAGGGCGGCATCACGAATCTCTGCTAGTTTTTTGACATGGCCTTCAAATGTGACCTCGTATTTGACGCCAAGCTCTTGTTTGATTTCTGCAATACGTTGATTGACCCTAGGGTTCAGCTTGAGCATTTGCGAAGCAATGGACGCAGCGGAGTTCTCACTGAATCCAGCACGAAGGGCGGCCTCTGTTTGGGTGACATCTTCGCAAGCAAAGATCATCGCAAACTTTTCTTGCTTTGCAGTGAGACTCCTTACCTTGTCCGACCGGACGGGTACGTCCAACTTCTTTTTGTGAGTAACTTTTGGCAGAGCCATCGTATCTCCTAGACTAACTTACCGGACTTTACATAATAGGTCGAAAATCGCGAAGGACAAAAATGCATTTTATCACATTCCGTCGCCGCGCGAACACGAGTTTGATGAACATATATTTTCCTATTTTGGTCCATTTGGACATAACTCCTTGAAAGTACGGATATAGTGTGATATCGTATATTATAGAATGTTAAAAATCCATTTTACGCATCTCGCGAATTTCGACCTATTATGTAAAGTCCCCTGAACAGAGGTTTTTGGTCAAAAATTGATCAACTTTTGAATTCTGTAAGACTTTTTTGAATGTTGTAAGACTTTTACCACAATCCCCACCCCTTACTCGACGCCCCTAGGCTGTTTGATAGTGCATGCCTAGGGGTAAGGCAGGGGTGGGGTTGTCCAAGGGCAGGTAGACAGTCTAGCGGCGGTTTGGGATTATCCAAACAGTTTGTGCCATAAGGTAGCCCATAGTCCACGGTGGACAGGTTCTTCTTTCTTGTCAACTGCCGTGGTGACGGTTGTTTTTTGTGCGGCGAGCACCGGATCAGGTGCCACCATCCCTGCGCTAGTCACCGTGATGGTTACATTCTCCGCCTTGGGTTTTGCAGCGGGGACCCCTGCCTCTTTAAGAGCCACATTAGTGATAGGCAAACCCCGCTCAATGTTCTCGTTTTTTAGCCGACGATACACCACATACTTGACTTGCTGCTGTGTCATTTTATACTTTGCAGCCAGTTGTTTGATTGTCATGCCTTGGGCTTTGTCCGCCGCGATTTGATAGATCGTTGCGTCGTCCCATTTTTCGTTAAAGTGCGCATCATCTTTCTTAGCCATTGTGCTTCTCCTGTGTGAGGTGTTCTAGTTGACCTACCGTCCGAGCAAGTTGAATAATATACTCATTCAATGGACTTTTACACTTTTTGCAGTTGGTGTCCCCAAGCAGGACCACCAACTCCCAAAGCAGGGCAGTCTCGTCGTGGTGGGTAAAGTTCTGCCCCAAGGCTCGCCTTTCCCTGCGAGCCAAGTTGTAGACCACATCTAGCTTTTGTGTAGTCTGGGTCATCAGTACCAGCAGGAGTACTCTACCTGCCCTCCCTGTTCTAGTGCGTCAAGCGCGGCTTGCACAAACTCGGCATCCTGTTGGGCGTAGTTCTCAACGGCTTGGTCTTGCCACTGGTGTCCCCAGAAGAAGCCTCCTTGGCTAACATAGTCCTTGTACCCTTTTGCGATTTGGTTCTGCAAATCCTGCAGGTCGTCTTTGGTGAGGGTAAGTTCTCGGCAGTTAAATTCTTCGCCGTCCTCACCGTCCACGGTGTCTGCCCATAGGGCTTGCATGAACTCTTGCAACCGCGAGTGTTTGCGCCAGTAAAACTCAACGGCTTGGGCGTGGTCCTTCTGGCGGACAAAACCGTATTGATCTAAACCCATTAGTCGGTCTCCTCATTTTCTACGTGTGGTAATAGCTCTGGTTGGGGCAGGTCGGTATCCCCAAAATCTAGGTTGGTGTCAATCCATTCTTCTAATAAGTCGGGTTGCTCGGTAAACTCCATCAGTTTGAACACCGGAATATGTTGCTTGGTGTCTGCGCAGCGCACCTCGGTTGCGCCGACGTAGACGCGTTCGTGGCCGCGCACGTCGTAAACCAAAACCCGAAAGGTAAAGTCCAACGGTAGGCGGTAGATACCTGCAAAGTCCATGCGGAACTGCTTGGCAGCATCTTGCACGGCGGTGGTCAGGTCGGGGTCACGTGCCCACACTCCGGCACCGTACTCATCAAAGATGGTTGCTATAAAGTCGGTAGTCATTAGCGTTTCTCCTCGGGGTATAAATGGTGGGCAACAGTGTCGATAACGTCCCAATTGATGCCTATGGTGGCATCAAAGTGGTGAGCCATTGTGTGCAAAACGTCTGACGCTTGCTCCCAATTAAGATCCGGACGTTGCTCCAGTACATCGTCAACACACCATTCATCTACTAGGGTTCCTGTTTCTGGATAGTAGGTAGCCATTAGTCCACCTCCTAGGTAATTATCCGCGCTTGGATATCCACCGTTGCACGGTTAAGGATATCCTGCATGGCGTCGCTTAGGTTGTCGCGGACGTACTCGTCTACCAACTCGCTTAAGTGGTCGCGTAACGCGTGGGGATCCCACTGTTCGTCGGGGTTGTCGGCTTTGTATTCTACCTCGTCTAGGCGGTCGGTTAGTTCCTGCAACTGGTCGGTTAGGGGAGTAGAATCGTCTTCTTGTTGGGCTAAGGGACGCATAGCCTTTTCAAGTTCTGCTAGCTTGCGATTAAGGCGTTGATCCACATTGCAGAGGGTGGTTTCTAGCTTGGCGAGTTTGAGGCTATACACTCGCAGCGCATACTCGTGTTGGGTCAGGTATTTGGTTACCGGCTCCATGCACAGGTCGACTGAGGCTTCTACTTGCGATAGCGAGAGTTGATCAGATACGCGATCAGTAGTATCAGGGTCAGGGTGAGGAATGGCATTGCTTTCTGTATCCATTGTGTACTCCTTTCTTGAGTAGTGGTTGATGTACAGCTCTTGCTGCACCCCTACAGTATGGCTGCGGAGTGCAAAGGTGAGCCAGTCTTGGTTACTCTTTTTTGTTCCGCAGACTTTTACTCCAAATGGGGTCGGTGGTGGAATCTTTCCCGCTGACGCCAGGAGCAATCTTCGTTATTCGTCCTCCGTTGGCTAGGTACTCCCTCACTTGGTTGTTCAACAAATCGCGCAGGTGGTCTTTTTGCTTTTCGGTAGGGATGTCTATCTTTGTGGTGGTCATGGTATGCCTCGGTAAAAAGTGTGTTTATGGATAACCCTAGTCACCTGTCCAAACATTGCCCACGCAGGAGCAACCTTGTGATTGTGATAGTGGGTGGCTCCGTCGGTGTGGTCGGGGAGGTAACCGGTCAAATGTGCAAGGTACCTCGCCCGTCGCCAAGCGGAGATGTCGGTGGGGGTGTCGGACTTGCCATCACAATAGAAGCTAAACTGACACCTATTGCGCACGGGATGGTCCCCCCAGTAGTATCCTTGCTTGACTACGGCACAAGCATCGGCAGGGTAGCGGGGGTCCTGTATCCTGTTCTTTATCACTTGGGCAACGGCAATCTGCCCCGATAATGGTTCGCCTCGGGCTTCAAAATAGATAGCCAAGGCCACGCACATCAGGCTAGTCATCGTAGATACTGTGGTTCTTTTCAAAAGGACGGCATGTTTCTAGCACGAGGTGTTGCATCTCTTGCGCCTCCTTTTTTCCAACCACCACTATCATGTTGTGTTGTACTTGGACAACGCACATCGTCCGTTGGTCCTCGTGCGCTAAGAACTCGGCCTCTTCTAACGCAGCCATTGGGTTGCTAAAGTAACTCATTCTTTTTCTCCGTTTTTCTGGTTTTTGCTGTTATCACTCATCACTCTGCTCTCCCTGCATCCATGCTTTGACGTTCTCAGGCGATCCCCAAGCTGAAGCGGGGGCGTTGTTGTAGAGAAAGCGGACGGTGTCGAACAGTGCTTCACGGTTTGGTTCGTCGGCCTTGGAGAATGCTTCGCGCAGGTCGTTGGATAGCACGGCGGTAAGGAAGGATCCCGGTGGTATTTTGCTTTCTAGGTAGCGTTGTAGTGATCCTCTGGCGCAGTCTGGTGCTAGATCGTAGTTGATATCGAGAGTTGTTCCGTCTATTTCCATTGTTATAGCTCCTCTTCTTTCTCGGTTGGGTTGGTAGGGTCTTGGTGCCCGTCGTAGTAACAACTGTCTGGATGCTCACAGGCATACTCAAAATACCATTTGTCGCCAGTGCCGAACGGGTCATACTCCCGCTCGCACACTGGGCAACCGTCACCGTTGGGTGGGCACATCAATTTATGCTCGGCCAAATCCGCACGGGAGCGTCGGAGTTGAGGTGGGTTTCAGTAATGTGCATGTCGCTCTGTAACTCTAGCTCATAGCACCGGTTAATGAACCGCCCCGCGTCGCAGTCCTCTTCTAAGGCGAA